TTGTACTAAATACTCTTTACATTTTAGTTTCTAAACCCTAGTAAAATCAACACATTAAAAAATAATTTACATTTTTATTAACTTTTTTGTTGATAAGTAAAATAATTGTAGTATGTTTGTAAGGTCAATAAGGCACAAACAAAAAAAAACAGAATTATGAAAGCAATTAACACAAACTTATTATCAGATAACAACACTTTTAGATTTTTAACTTTAAAAACAAAAAAAATGTACAGAGTAATTAAAATGTCAGGAAAATTTTACGCAGTAAGAGTTAATAATTTTAATTCTAGTGAGATTCAAGAAATTAAAATTTTTATAGAAGAATCTACTCCAGTTATACTTGTTGATTCTTTGCAAGACCTTGAAGAATTAGGTATTGATAGTGATGATGTTATTTTTGTAAATAGATAGAATAATCAACGTTGGGCGATAACGTAAAGCGCATATTTTTAAACAAAACAAAATAATTATGAAACAGTTTATCCCAACAACACGCCAACATTGGCACGTTTTAATAGCTCTAACAACACTTTGCACTATTTGTGATGTGATTGTATGGTTATCATTTATTTAATGTCTTAAATCAAAAGAATATGAAAAGTAGAATTATTGAACTACAAGAGAAAGCCAACCAATTATTGCAAATGGCGCAAGATATGGACAAGCGAATTGACATGCTTAAATCATGGACAGAACTTACATACATGCCAAAATGGTATATTGAACAAAAAGAGAACCAGTTAGATTGTTGTCAACGTGGAAGCAAAAGATTATGGTCAGCTTATCTTCAAGTATTAACACAAATTAAACTTGAGTTATGATTAAGATTGAAATTAAAAACAGATTTACACGTAGTGTTGTTTTCAATTATGAAAAAGAAAATGCTACAATTAAAGAAGCGGTAACGCAAGCAGTAAAAGAAGGTGCTGACTTGTACGGTGCTAACTTGGAAGGTGCTGACTTGAGAGGTGCTGACTTGTACGGTGCTAACTTGTACGGTGCTAACTTGTACGGTGCTAACTTGAGAGGTGCTGACTTGTACGGTGCTAACTTGTACGGTGCTAACTTGTACGGTGCTAACTTGGAAGGTGCTGACTTGAGAGGTGCTGACTTGGAAGGTGCTAACTTGTACGGTGCTAACTTGTACGGTGCTAACTTGGAAGGTGCTAAAAATAAAGAACAAGCATACCTACCTATTTTTTGTAAATGGTCAAACGCTATTATAGGTGACAAAATAAAAATAGGTTGTAAAGAAAAAACAATTGAAGAGTGGGATTTATTCTTTGCGTCTGATGAAACTTACGAAACTGACAGAAACACGGAAGACTTCAAACAAATAAAAGCAGTTTATTTAGCTTATAAAGCATATTTAAAACATCTAAATGTATGATTATTATAGAACTTGAAGAAGACTTTGCAAAGGTCTTAATTAACGGTAAAGAATTCGATATTTCAATTCACCAACCTTCACAGGAGATTATTTTAGACATCAGCTTTCTGCGTGAGTTCAAGAATTTTGATTTAATGAATGCGTGTGAAGAATGTGAGCAAGGCTGGGTAGACGATGGTGAAGGAGACGAAAGTCATTTTGTAAGATGTGAGTGCCAACCAAAAATAAAATAAAGATGAAAGTAATTACACAATGGCTAAATAAATACACAAAGCCACAAGAAGCAGAAAATATTTACATTCCTAAAATACGAGTACAATCAACGGTAGACTACGGACAAGGCATGACATTCAACGAGAAAGCAGAGCATATTTTTAAACAGATTAAAGATTTGAAAAAATGAAAGATTCAATTGTAGAAAGCGTTATAAACCAATTTAAGCAACGCTCAGAAGTAGGAATAGCTAAATACGGAACAACACTAGACCGAAATGATTTAAGCACATTAGAATGGATAGAACACGCAAAACAAGAAGCAATGGATTTTATCCTTTATTTAGAACGATTAAAACAAGAATTGAAATGACACCAAAAGAGAAAGCAAAAGATATAGTAAATAAGTTTAATCCATTTGTGTATTGTTATATTGGTAGCAGTATGCTTACAAATGATGCTTCTGATGTTGCAATTAGAATGAATGCTAAACAATGCGCATTAATTGCAGTTGATGAGATAATTAATTATTTACTATTAAATAAAATAAATGGTACATTAATGACTTATTGGCAAGAAGTTAAACAAGAAATTTTAGCATTATGACACCAGCACACAAACTAATTATTTCAACGGCACTCCTTCCCGTACTAGCAGACTTCTTGGAAGATGTTCCAATGAACAGACTCGCTAAGATGAGACGCGAGAATGTAGTAAATTCAATTCGAGCATTTGATAGAATGTATACGAATACCGAAAAAACGGAAGACTATAACGAAGCAATGGAGCAACAGAATAACATACAACTAGCCTTTAGAAATTGGTTAGCTGAATCATTAAAACAAATAGAGATATGACAATCGAAGAATTAATAGAGGAATACGATTTAAAATCAAATTGCAGAAAACGTGAATTAGTATACGCACGAAATGTGCTTTACAAGTATCTACGAAATCAAGGAATGAGCCTTATTAGAATAGGCAAAATGTTTAATCGTGACCATGCAACCGTATTATTTGCGTTAAACCAATATGACAAGTTAAGCAAGTACGAAGATTTTAAAATCATAAAGCTAGATGTAACCGAAAAACTAGGTTTGACAAAAAAGCTGAACAAAAAAGTAGAAGTAAGCTATTTAGAGCAAAAAGTAATCGATTGCAAGACATATTTAGACTTACGCAATCTCCAGGAAGAACTTAAAAAAGTTATTATTGAACGTGAAGAAGTAGAAATTTTTACAACATTTGATATTTAATTAACAAAATTGTTTGTAAGTCAAATTATTTATTATCTTTGTATCACAAAACAAAACAAAATTATGAAATCAACACACATTCAAAAAGCAACTCAAGTAGTTAAAGAAGCGGGAATCAATGCAACGTTTAGCGGTTATTCAGATTCTCATGGTATCTCTGTATACTTTTTAAGTGATAAAGGAGAAAAAGTGCGTGTAAGCACGCATAGTGTTTCGAAAAAAGATAGAGTATTAAATGAGATTCATTTAAACTATCCTTTAAATACTTTTCAAGCAAACACTAAAAAAGTAACTTCAAAATTTATTTTAACACCTGAAATGATTAAAGCGGCACAAGAAAGAAAAGCATTAATGTCTTTATAAATAAAACAAAATAAAAATAAGAACTATGAAAAAAGAAACATTTGAGGATTTGATTCCTAAACCACAAACACTTTGGTTTAAATTGTGGAAAGCTAAACAAGAAATTGGAAAAGTAAGTAAGTCAGCAGACAACCCATTCTTTAAATCTAAGTACGCAGATCTTAACACTATTCTTGATGTTATAGAGCCAGTATTAAATAAGTACAACCTTATCTTATTGCAACCCGTATCAGATAACAAAGTTTACTCTAAAATTATAGATTGTGAAAGTGGTGAAAGTGTAGAGAGTTGGATTGAATTGCCACAAATTAATGATCCCCAAAAATTGGGAGGGTGCATTTCTTACTTTCGTAGATACTCCGTTCAATCTCTTTTAAGTTTATCTATGCAAGATGATGATGCCAATGAGGTAACTCAGCACGTTAAAAACACGAAGCCTACAATAACGGTTGAACGTTTTGAAAAAGCACTTATTGCGATCCAAGAAGGTAAAGCAAAGATTAGCGACTTAGATAAATTTGAATTAACAGAAGTACAACAATCAGCATTAAAACTATTGTAATGAAAGATTTACTATTATTCAGAGCATCGTCTCTAGGAAAGCTGATGACAGAGCCTCGTAAAACGCAAAGCGAGGTTCTTTCTGAAACTGCAAAGACTTACATTCAAGACTTATTTAAAGAACGTGAATTAGGCATCTACAAGGAGTTTTCAAGCCGTTACACAGACAAAGGAATAGAGAACGAAGATATTGCTATTAACATGGCTTCAGATGTCTTAAATTGGGAGTTTGTAGTAAAAAACGAAAAACGATTTAACAACGATTGGTTAACGGGAGAGCCAGACTTATTAACGGATACTCTTTTAGCTGATATCAAATGCTCATGGAACGGGTCAACGTTTCCGATGTTTGACAAAGAATTAAAAAATAAAGACTATTTTTGGCAAATGCAAGCATACATGATGCTAACGGGACACGAAGAAGCGGAGTTGGTATATTGCCTAACAAATACACCGCATCAAATCGTAGAAGATGAAGTAAGACGAGCGCATTGGAAGTTGAATTTAATTGATGAAGATTTAGATGTAAGAGAAGCAGTGCAAGCGTCGCATGATTTTAGTCATATTCCTTTAGAATTAAGAGTAAAAAGATTTATTATCAAACGAGATAACGAAGCAATCGAAAGAGTAAAACAACGTGTAGAGGTAGCGCGTGAATACTACCTGAGTTTAAAACAAATATTTAATTAAAATGGAAACAACATGGAAAGAAATTCCAAATTTTATGGGTAGGTATGCTATTTCTATTTATGGTGAAGTTCATGATATAAAAAGAAATGTGTTAATAAAGCCACATTTAAGCGGTGTAACACGAAGAAATTACCCGCAAGTCACATTGTATAGGAAAGAGGGTGAAATACTAACAAAACATACTAAAAGAGTGCATTCATTAATGGCAATTACTTTTTTAAATCATACTTATGGAGATAGAAAAATAGTAGTAGACCACATTGATAATAATCCTTTAAATAATAATTTAAGCAATTTACAAATAATAACAAATAAAGAAAACACAATTAAAAACAAGTAAAATGAAAAAAAAAAATGAGTATGTTGAAGACGTTTCAATTCAACAAGAAGCAAACGGGTATTCTGTAATAGTAGGTTCTAGTTGTTCAGGTGTGAGAGAAAAATACGTGTTTCAAACATTTGCTGAGTTGGTTAATTTTTTAAATCAACACTTTACACATAGAGAAGAAATTATTTATACAGATTGTAAAAATCAAGATTCAATTCAATTAAATTAAAATAAAAACAAGTAAACATGGAAGAAAAAAAGACCTTCGTAGGTAACGGAAAAAAGAAGTTTGACAATTTACGTTCAGTATCAATCTGCTTAACTGATTTATCACAAGAACACATCTTTGAGTACAACGGAAAGAAGTACATCAAGCTAAATGTACACGATAAAAAGGAAGTTGACCAATACGGTAAAGATGTGAACGTATCAATTGATACTTGGAAGCCATCAGCACCATCTGCACCAATTGCAGAATCAACAAGTGATTTGCCATTCTAAATTAACGAGGGGGTTGTGTTGGGTTACCCAGCAGTAAAAGTAAAACTTTTGCCCCCTTTTAAAACCACTACTATGGAATGTTATAAGCTAATAATAGAAAAAAACGGAACTCTACTTAACTACGTATTCTCAGCAAAAGACGAAAAGCAAAAGACTGAGAAGTTAAAAGCGTGGAAAGCTGAAAACATAACACCGTACGATAAGGTTAAACTGCTATTCTTGGGAACGATTGAAGAACAAGAAGCATTAATTTATAAAAACATTTTGCAGATTAAATAAGATTAGTTATATTTGTGAACGTTCCGTGCAGGGAATTAAAAAGATTTAGTTTAAGCTCTTATCTGATAGGTCTGCACACCTTGATGATAGGGGCTTTTTTATTTAAAGGTTACTCGTTATCCTAAAACGTTTATTAAATTATGGCAAATGTCAAATTAGTTTTTTGTGGAGATGAACAGACAGAAAACACAAACAGAGAAATGCAAATGTACATTAATCAATTCAGTAAATTGTACATATCAATAACAGATGTGGATGATGACACTTATCAAAATGTTCAATACACTTGTTTAGATAAGCAAACTGCAATTAAATTTTCTAAAGAGCTTCGTAAACAAATTGCTTTAATGGATTGATATGATAGGCTGGATTAAATTACACAGACAAATTAGAAATCACTGGGTATTCAAGAATGCAAATTATTTTAAGGCATGGGTTGTTATTATTTCAGAAGTTAATCATCAAACTACAAAAGTTATTATTGAAGGCGAATTGATAGAATGTAAACGAGGTCAAAGCATAAATAGTTTAGCCACTTGGGTTCGTATTTTAGGAGATGAATGGACAGTTCAAAAGTTAAGAACATTTTTAAAATTACTTGAAAAAGATGGAATGATTAACACGGAAGGACTACGAAAAACAACACGAGTAACTGTCTGTAATTACGAGAGTTACCAAAGTGAGCAACAAGGAGACAACAAGCAAACAACAAGGAGACAACAAGCAAACAACAAGGAGATAACAACAAACAAGAATGAAAAGAAAGAAAAGAATGAAAAAGAAGTGCTATTAGATGAATGGATTTCGTATCGAACTCAGATTAAAAAGAAACTTAGCGAAGCGACTATAAACAAACTTAAAGACGAAATGAATAATTATTCAGATGAAAAATGTAGGTTTGTAATTAACGCTTCAATAAGCAACGGTTGGCAAGGTTTATTTTGGGAAAAGTACATAGAAAAGAGCGAAGCTCCTAAACAACAAAAAAGCATTGAACAATTGCAATATGAACACGTAATGAAACAAATGGAGATGAACAAATGATACTATCAAACGGACATAGCACAACATACTTAGACCAATATAAGAACGGAGAAATATCTTTAGGCTTAGGTATTGGATGCGCACTAGATGAATACATAAGATTTAAACGTAAACAACTAAACATAGTTTTAGGACATGACAATGTCGGTAAGTCTTATTGGATGGAATGGTACTTTTTAGCTTTAGCGACAAATCATGGTTTAAAGTTTACGATTTGGATGGGGGAAAATTCAAGCGGTCAAGTAATGCGAGATTTAATTCAAATGTATGCGGGTAAGCCATTCAAAGATTTAAGTTTTAAAGAACTGAGAGCGCATGAAAAAACGATTGAATACTATTTTAAGTTTGTGGACAACTCAAATATGTACAAGCCCAAAGATATGTTAGATATAATCGGTTCGACTGATTGCGATGTAGGATTTATTGACCCGTTCACAGGACTTGACAGAGGTATGCAACATTCGGATAATTACGAATTTTTAAATCAAACTAGACAATTTTGTAATCAACTAAATAAAACTTTGTACATTAGCACGCATCCAAATAGTGAATCAGGTAGAAGCGGAATGTTATACCCTCAAGAACATCAATGGTTTGGACACTTAAAGCCACCATTAAAAGCGCACATTGAAGGAGGTAAACCGTTTTTGAATCGTTGCGATGATATGTTAGTAATTCATAGACTAGTTAAACACCCAGACATGAAGTATCAAACTATGATTGACGTAGAAAAAATTAAGGACAGAGATACGGGAGGTCAACAAACGGAACTAGGTATGCCGTTACTATTTGAATTTAACAACGGATTAGGCTTTAAGATTGGAGGAATAGACCCTATAAAAAGACGAGGTAACAATCCTTTAAGTGAACCGCAAAAACAATTTTACTCCGCACTAGAAGCAAACAAAGAATTTGACGATGGATTACCATTTTAAACACGAACTATGAAACATAAAAGCACCGCATTAAGTCTAACACTAGCACGAATCAACATCGGTTTAGTAATTAACAAACTTATCGTAAGACAGAAACACGCTTCTACAAGCGTTAAACAACGTGAGGGTATACAAATTATGCTTGAAGACCTACAAAGTGCGTTAGAAGTCTTAAAAAGCGTATCTAAAGAGAACGAAGCAATGTATAGATTAAATTATTCGTTGCATATTCAAAACATGGAACTTAAAAAGCAACTTTATGAAGCAACTAAAACAGAAGAAATGCAAGAACTGTAAGCAACCATTCACACCGATACGTTCAACTTTGGAAAAATACTGCACTAAGTCCGAGTGTATGCAAGTATTCATAAACGAAGCAAAGACGAAAGATTGGAACAAACGCAAAGCAGAAAAGAAAGCGGAGTTGATGACCGTACAAGATTACATTAAGATAGCACAAGTAACGTTTAATAAGTACATTCGACTACGAGATGAAGGAAAAAACTGCATAAGCTGTATGAAGCCACCAAAGAAGATTAACGCAGGACACTATTTTAATGCTAACAATCATTGGTCTGTAAGATTTAACGAAGATAATGTACACGTTCAATGTGAATACTGTAATAGTTATTTGTCAGGAAATTTGATTTTATACACGCCAAACTTAATTGCACGAATCGGAATGGACCGTTATAACTTATTACATGAAGAAGCGAGAAAAACACGAAAGTTTACAATCGAAGAGCTAAAGGAAATCATAGAAACCTATAAAGCCAAAATTAAAAATATTGAAAAAAAATAAATAAATGCTTGCAGATATAAAAAAGTTGTTTATCTTTGTAAGGTAATCAAAAACATAAATGACATGAAAACGCAAAAAAACAAAACAATATTTATCTTAGATACTTTCACAAATGAAGTTATTTCATCTATGGTAATTAAGTTTGATTCATGTATACCATTTTCTTTTAAGTGCGAGTTTGAATTACTAAAAGAAAGTTTAGGCACAGTTGTAGCAAAGGAATGGGTAGAAGGTGAGGAAAAAGCTAAAAGAATTTTAAATTAATAAAATATGAAATCAACAGATTTTTACAAAAAAATGCAGTTAGAAATTGCAGAATCAGCTTTAGGTTTATCATTTTCTAATTACACAGAAAAAAGAAAAGCTATTTTAACAACGATACATAGGTATAAAGAGGGGTGGATAAACGAATGTGAACTGGAAAAAAAACTAACTAAAATAATAAAATCAAGATAGAACATGGGAAGAAAGAAACTAAATCACGCAGTCTTATTTATGCGAGTACCAAAAGAAAGACTAGAAGAGTTAAGAGAGTTAATTAAAAACACGCTAAAGAAATAACATGGAATTTATACTAGGATTAATAGCAGGTATTACCGTTACATTAGGAATATGTATAGGCTTATTCAAAGAGTTTAAGAAAGGAATAAAAGACTTCGACACATGGAAAGAATGGAAAAACAAGGAGTAGATAATTCAAAGTTAAACACTAAATAATTCAAAGTTATGAATAAAAAAAGCGCAATAGAATGGATAAAAAATCTGTTTAAGTTAAAAAGCCCATGTTGTAAAATGGCAATGGAAAATGTAGGTATTCATTATCATATTGGTAGTGAACATCTAATTTATAAATGTACAAAATGTGAAGAAAAATGGATGTAAAACAAAGCGCAGTAGAATGGTTAGTTGAGCAATTAGTTAACGATGGTAAATTAATTTATGATGACTATAAGGCAATAGAACAAGCCAAAGAAATGGAGAAGGAGCAGATTGAAGATGCTTATTCTAACGGTAGAGTTGATGAGCAATTTAAAGGAACAGGAGCTTCTTTTTACATAACTAAAGCAGAACAATACTACAACGAAACATTTAAATCAGAATAAGATGAAAAAAGAAATAATAAGTTTTGTAATTGTGTTTATTTTATCACATTTGCTATCAATTTACATAATGGGAGGTTATGATAACCAAACTTTGGAATCTAAGTTTGTAGCAACTTTAATTGGTTGTGTCTTAGGACTTGCAGTTGCAATGTTAATTAATTTAAAAAAACACGAATAAGATGGAAGACGAAAATTATGAAAAATTAAGAGCAATCAGAGACATTGCATTTGCAGTTATAGTAGGTGGAAGTCTAGTGGCTATTTCTATTATTATTTTAACATTTAAAAAGTAATATGAAAGCAACACGAGAACGAAGAGCAAAGCAGTTGATGAAACGATTTTGGATATACAAAACTGATTTGTATAAAAGAGATTTTTTGTATCTCAAAAGAG